CTGACTGGCATCAGACAGCGGCCCTTTTGCAGCACACGAGAGTAACCGCGAAGGAGATTCTACCGAATGAAAACCGCCAACATCCAGAACCTGACCCTGGTGCGCACCGCGCTGGAGTCGCTGAACGGCCGCGCCGCCGGCCTGCCCGGCCTCGGCGTGCTCTATGCCCCGGCCGGCTGGGGCAAGACCACGGCGCTGGTGGCCGTGGCCAACGCCAGCCGCGCCTACTACGTGCAGATGCGCTCGGCGTGGGGCCGCAAGGCCCTGCTGGAGAAGATTCTCTTCGAGATGAGCTTGAAGCCGCAGGGCACCATCGCGCGCATGCTCGACGACATCTGCACCCAGCTCGCCGGCAGCCGGCGGCCGCTGATCATCGACGAATTCGACTTCGCCCTCAAGGGCGACAGCATGGTCGAACTGGTGCGCGACATCTACGAAGGCAGTCAGGCATCGATGGTGCTCGCCGGCGAGGAACTGCTGCCCAGGAAGCTCGCGCGGTGGGAGCGATTCCATAGCCGCGTGCTGTCGTGGATACCGGCCGCGCCGGTCTCGGTCGCCGACGCCCGCGAGCTGGCGCCGATCTACTGCGAGACCAAGTGCGACGACGACTTTCTCGACCACCTGGTCGCTCACAGCGGCGGCAGCGTGCGGCGCGTCAGCGTCAATCTGGCGCGCGCGGCAGAGATGGCGGCCGCCGAAGGCTGGCGCCGCATCGACCGCAAAACCTGGGGCGACACGCCGCTCTACACCGGCCAGGCGCCGACCCGCGATCTGCCGGAGGGGTGCTGATGTCGCGCAAACCCGCCCCCCTCGAACTTGACGGCGGCAAGGGCCCGCGCCAGCGCGTGTGGGAGTTGATTCGCGCCACGCGCGGCCAGCCCTTCGAGCGCCTTGAAGTCATTCCCGGCGACGTCGATACCGGCACCGCGCGCACCTACCTGCAGGGACTGGAAAAAGCCGGCTACCTCGCCCCGGCCGGCGACCGCCCCGGCGCCCATGCCGCCGCGCGCGTGCGGCGCTACGTGCTGGCGCGCGACGCCGGCGTCGAAGCCCCGCGCGTGCGCAAGGACGGCACGCTAGTCACGATGGGGTTTGCCCAGGAGCAGATGTGGCGCACGCTGCGCATGCTCAAGGGCGACACCAACGCCCGCGAACTGGCGGCACACGCCAGCACGGTAGCGATCCCCGTGCAAGAGGCCGCCGCCGGCGACTATCTGCGCAATCTGCATCTGGCCGGCTACATGGACTGCACGAAGCCCGGCAAGGCCGGCGCCCACGCCAGCCAGGCGCGATACCGGCTGATCAGCAACACCGGCCCGCTGCCGCCGATGATCTGCCGCGCCGACGCGATCTACGACCCCAACCTCGGCAAGACCGTCTGGGTGAAGCCCGTTACCGAGGAGGACGCGATCTATGGCTGATGCAGTCGCAGTAACGGCCACTCCCGACTGGCGCGCCCTGCTCGTAGCCGAGGTCGCGGCCCATCCGCGCGGAAAGGCAGGCGTAGCGGACAGGCTGGGCGTCAAGCGCGCCTACGTCTCGCGCGCCCTGGCCACGGGACACACCAGCGCCGGATTCAAAAATGGCGTGCCCCAGGCTTTCATCGCCCGCGTCCTCGGGCGCTTCCATACCGTCGTCTGCCATGCACGCGGCGACGAAATACAGCCGCGCGACATGTGCCGACGCTTTGCCATTGGCGGCGCCCCGACCCACAACCCGCTCGCCATGCGCATTTGGCGCGAGTGTCAGCAGTGCCCAAATAAACCCGCCCCGGAGGTAAAGCCATGAGTGCCACCGTCCATCACATCACAGCCCTCGTTGACCGCAACCGCGCCGTTAGCATCAGCGTCCACGCCTACGTCCGCAGCATCCTCGAAGCCGCCAACAGCCTGCTGCGCGACGGCAACATGACCATCATTGCGTTCCAGGCGACCGGCCATCCACCCACGCCGACGATCTGGGTGCATGACTGCCCCTATGTGCGCAACCTGGCGCGCGTCGGGCTTGCGCAATACGAGCGCCAAGGCCGTGACGAACACGGCGCCTACCGCGTCGGCCAGTTCACGCGCTGCGGCGTATTCGTCGAATGGATCGAGCGGGTGCCGTCATGATCGCCATGCTGAAACGCCTCGACCTGGCGCTGCGCCTGCATGCCGACCGCGTCCTGCGCCACACCTGGCGCCGCGCCTGGCGTCGTGCTGGGGAGCTGCTATGAGCCGTCAACGCAGCAAAGCCGTGCACGTGTTCACCGTCAGTCATGGTGGCTGGCGGCTGCGCGTATCAATCTTACCCAGCGTAAGCGATGTGCACAAAGCATTTCCCGGTGGCCGTTCGCTGGCGCTCAATACGACGGTTCATGCCTATTTCACGCCGCCGCATGCTGCCGCGTCGCGCAGCTTCATTGGCGACATCGTCATTCCGGCGGATGGGCGACTGCTAGAACTCGTGCCGCACGAAGTTACTCATGCGGTTTTGTTTCGCTTCGGTGGCGTGCATTGCTCTGCGGATGAAGGCGTGGCAACCGCGATAGGCGTGCTGTCGGCCCGCATCCTGCGTCGTTGCGCGCGCCTCGGCATGGAGGCACGCTGATATGGCCCGTCAACTCACCCGCGCCGAGCTGCGCCGCCGCATCCTCGACGAGATACCGCCTGTCGGCGCCAGCGAGATATCCGACTTCGTCCGCGCCACAAGCGGCGCCCCATCGCGTGTTGTCCGCGAGATTCTCGCCGCACTCGAAGAAGACGGCGCCGTCGTCAAGTTGGTTGGCACGAGCCTGCATGGCCGATCCATCGAACAGTGGCGCCACCCCTATCGGCGTTCCATGACGGCGGCGAACCAGCCGGCGATGCGCACCTGCCTGATGTGCCGACAGGACTTCATGAGCGCCCACGCCGGTAACCGCCGTTGCCCGTCCTGCGAAAGCGCAGTGCAGCGCCAGAGCGGTGCAGGCACCTTTGACACCCCTGTCGTTTTAAGTCACCGCTAGGAGACCGCCATGCCCGAAACGCCCGTTACAAAGGACACCTTGCTCGCCCGGCTGCAGCACGGCCAGGCCAACGGCAAGAACGTCAGAACGCTCGCCTTCGAGGTCGGTACTACGGAGCGCGGAATACGCCGGCTCGTGGACGATCTGATCGCGGACGGCGTCCCCGTCTGCGCTCTCCCGGCGACGGGCTATTACATCGCCGCCACCGAAGCCGAGGTCGAGGCCAACTGCGAGTTTCTCCGCGACCGAGCCGTCCACTCATTTGCCCGCATCAAGAGGCTGCGCGACGCCTGGAATCGCATGGCCGGCATCGACGACGAACCCTTACCCGCCCTTTGATCCACGGAGTCCCCATGCCAACACTCACCGAAATTGACGCCCGCGCCAAGCGATACGCCCAGGCCCGCGAGCGTGTCATCGCCATCATCACCGATCTGAACAAGGCGATGGAACTGCTCAAGAACTCCGAGCTGCCGAAGCTGCGCAGGGCCATCGCCAGCGCCGCCGAACATCACGATGCCCTCAAGGCGATGATCGCCGAAGCGCCGGAGCTGTTCGCTAAGCCGAAAACCATCACCGCCCACGGAATCCGCTACGGCTTCGCCAAGGGCAAGGGAAAGATCGAATGGGCCGACGCCGACCGCGTCGTCGCCCTCATCAAGAAGCATTACCCAGAGCAGGCCGATACGCTGATCGCCACCGAAGAAACCCCCGTCAAGGCCGCGCTCAACAACCTGCCTGCATCAGCTTTGCGCAAGCTCGAAATCAACGTCATCGACGCGGGCGAGGCCGTGTTCATCAAGCCGGTGGATAGCGCAGTCGACAAGCTGGTCGCCGCGCTGCTCAAGGAGGCGACGAAGGAAGACGCTGCGACCGCTGGCTAATCAATCAACATCACCAAGGAGACAACCATGAGCAAAGAGCAATTCCTCAAAGACAACCTGTCCGCCGGAGAGGAGTACGCCGGAATCCTGCTCGGCGAAAACGGCGAGCCTGATCTGCACATCATCCTGTTGCCTGGCGAAGCGCCGGCCGCCAACCTGGAAACGCAGGAGGCCTGGGCTGCCAGCATCGGCGGCCGTCTGCCATCGTGCCGCGAGCAGTCGCTGCTGTTCGCAAACCTCAAGAAACACTTCAAACCGGCCTGGTACTGGTCAGGCGAAAAGGATGCCCTCGCTGGTTGGGCCTGGTGTCAGAACTTCGACTACGGCCTCCAGAGCACCATCATCGTCAGCAACACGCTGCGCGCCCGCGCCGTCCGCAGCGAATCTATTGAGTAATTCGGTTATTTAGTCATTTCATCGGCATGAGCTTGACAACTAAATTCTTCCGGGCGCATCATCGCCCCGCTGCCGTAAATCCGGCAGTCGGGCTTGGTCGCCCGGTATCTGAGGCGCACAGCCGCGCCGTCACTAGTCGCGGCTTTTTTGCGCGCACTGGCACGTCCTTTGGGCGGGCCGTGCGGGAGGGCTTCGGCCCTGCCGGCCCTCAGACCGGTCGACCAACCCGCACGGTTCCGCCCACCCTCTTGGTCGGGGGCAGGCGGTTCGACAACCGCAATCTGAGGAGCATTGCCATGTGCACCGTCATTCCCTTCCCTGTTCGTCCCCGGCCCGCGCCGGCCAATCCCTACGCGCATCTGATGCGTGCCGCCTACATCTGGGTCAAGACCCACGACACCCCGGAGGACAAGCTCGCGGCCGTCCGCGAAGCCTTCGCCTCCGCAAAACCCGCCGGCGAGCCCGAAATGCTCAAGCTGCTGCGTCGGATCGATCGCCGCCTCGCCACCCTTCAGAAAGGAGCCGCAGCATGAACATCCAGGTCTTTTCCGGCCACCTGGCCGGCAAGCCGCAGTCCCTCACATCCTCGCGCATCGTCGCGGGGGTGTTCAACAAGGAACACGGTAAGGTGCTGCGCTCCATCCGCAACCTCGATTGCAGCGAGGGATTCCGTCTAGCCAATTTTGGCGAGACGGTCGCCGAGCGCGCAAACCCGAGCGGTGGCGCCGCGATCAAGTCGCTGGAATACCAAATGACCCGCGACGGCTTCATGTTCCTGACGATGGGCTTCACTGGCGCCGAGGCGGCGCGGCGCAAGGAAGCGTTCATTGCGGCGTTCAACGACATGGAGGCCGCGTTATTGCAGCGCCCGGCACTGGCCGGCGACGGCACCATCGCCGTGTCCAAGGACGAATACATCGACCTGCTGCGGACGAAGGTGGCGCATCTGGAGGCGCAGGGGAGAAAGACCCACGCCAAACCGCGCCCCTTCACCGACGACGAGAAGGCCAGGATGCGCGACATGGTCGCGGACGGCGAGAGCGTCCGGGCGATTGCCCGCGCCCTGGGTCGGGCGGAAGCCAGCGTACGCGGACATCTTTACCCGCGCATTCGGGCGAATTGAACCTGTAACGCCGTCCCGCCAGCGCCGACTTTCCGGCGCTGGCCACTTCGGAGGCCACTATGCCCTACAACCTGCAAGCCGCGAAGCGCGCAATTCGTGCCGAATGCACGGCGCGCGGCCTAGACGACGATGCGCGCCGCGCCATGATGCAGGCTGTGGCCGGCGTGTCGTCGTCCACGCAGCTCGATGCAGACGGGGCGCGCAAAGTGCTAGATCATCTGCGCGGACATTTAGTCCCGGCGGCTCGTGCTTCCCGTACTGCCGGGGAATGGGAGTGGGTGAATCGTGCCGTACCCGCGCGGCGACCGCTCCTTTGGAAACTGCGGCGCCAATGCATGATCGGCGGAATTCTGGAAGGCAGTCAGGTGCGTTATTGCGAGGGCGTCGCTGCCCAGATGGCCGGCGGCGTTACCAAGCCGCTGCGCATGTGCGACCGTCCCGAACTGCACAAGATCGTGCAGGCGATGGAAATCCACGTGGGGCGCAGCCGTGCCTGACGGCGTGTTGATCTTCCTGGCCGGCCTGGGCATTGGCATCGCCGTGGGTGCCGCGCTGGCCTGGGAGCGGCTCGTCCGCCGCGAACGCCCGCAGATTGTCGTCACCCCGGAAGTGCTGCACCAGATCAATGCCCAGATGGTGCGCGCCTGGCTCGATAAAAATGGTCTGGTCTTCATGCCCGCCGGCCGCGACTTCCGCTGGCCGCGCCAGAGCGACGAGGCGCGGCGATGAAACTCGCCCTCGACTACCTGCCGCGGACCGCGCGCGACCTGGTCGAGCTGATCGGCATCCGTGCCACGCTCGACCTGGTCAAGCACTACGGCGGCCGGCAGATGCAGATCGCCAAGGGCAAGCGCGCCAAGGGCGCTGTGCAGCACCAGGAGCTGGCCGAGCGCATCGGCGCCGTCGCCGTCCGCAAGCTATCTGAGCGTTACGGCGCCGACGTGCTCACCGTTCCGCTCTGCACCCGCGCGCTGCTGGCCGCTCGCGACGCCGAGCTGCAGGCGCGCTTCGACGAGCTGACCGGCGGCGGCCGCAGCGCCCGCGCCGCCGTCGCGATCATCGTCGGCGAAGCGCGCATACATGAAACCACCGTATGGCGCGCTCTCAAGCGCGATACCGGCGATGCCGCCATCGCCAAGGCCGCCGCGACCTCCAACCAACTGGACATGTTCGCATGACGATGCTGCATCGGCAGTTCACGGCCCTACGCTTGCGCCAGATCGCCCTGCAGCTCGATAACGCGGCCGTCTGTTGCCCAACCCTCACGGACGAGCAGCGCGCGCGCCTGCAGGCCGCGTATGAGGCGATGCAGGGGGTAGCGGTGGAACTGGGTGGCGTGGTTGACAAATCCGATGAAATGCAGGGTTTGCCAGGGTGACAAAATTTGTTTTTTGCAAGGTTGTCCGCGTCCCACCAGCGCCGCCCCCCCTCCGCTTGATGTAGATTAGAAAAAGCCCCGCCCGGCCGCGCGCCCGGCGGGGCTTCGCTTTTCCGCTGGCGCGCGCCAGCGGTTTTCTTTCCGCGTGCGCGCGGATGATGCGGACATGTCCCGCATCCAGCCAACTCCCGATCCCGTCTGTGGCGCCTGCGCTCATTTCGAGCCGGCGCGCGATCCCAAATACGGCTACTGCAAGCTGCAGATGGCGCTGGCGCGCGAGCGCAGCCTGCGTTATCCCGACATTCATCTGCACGACGTGACGACGGTTTGCTTGATGGTGCGCAGTCCGGCTGGCGTACCGGCCTTCGAGCCAAAGGAAGCTCCCCATGAAAACACCTAAGCTTGCCTGGCCACGCATGGCCGAATGGCTGCTCGTCGCCATCGCCCTCGGCGCAGCCGTCTACGTCAGTGCGCCGCCGCCTGGGCAGTACGATCCGGCGCTCTGGCGCATTGCGCTTCACAAGGCGATGCTCGTCGCCACCGGCGGATGGATCGGCTACGGCATCGACCGCAGCACCGCGCCATACGCACGGCCCGATGTGTTCCTGGTCGGCGGCCGCGACCTGGTGTTTTCTGCCGCGATGATCCGGCGCGCGCTCATCGTCGCCGCCGGCATGGTGGCGATGGCGTTGGGGGCGTGATGGGTAGTAATCGCGCCCATCTAATTCGCTGCTCCCTGTATCTGGTGGTCGCGTTTGGCGTGGTTATTTTGGCCTTGCTCATTCCGGCTCAGGCGCAAGCGCAGGTGCCGCCGGCCGCCGCGCGCTACCGTGGCGAGCTGACGCGCCAGGCGCGCCTGGTGTTTGGTCTCGAAGCGCCGGTCGCCACCCTGGCCGCCCAAGTGCACCAGGAATCCGCCTGGCGGCCGGACGCGCGATCCATTTACGCCCACGGCCTGGCGCAGTTCACGCCCGATACGGCCGAGTGGATCGGCGGTGTCGACCCCGCGCTGGCCAGCGCCGAATGGATTGGCCCCCCACGCTCGCAAACGGCGCTCGCTGCCCCCCACGGGGGGGGGCAGGGCATCTCGGGGCGGCCCAGCGATGCCCTGACGGGCAACCCGGCCTGGGCGCTGCGCGCGCTGGCCGTCTACGACCGCTGGCTGCTGGATCGCGTCAAGGGCGCCACCGTCTGCGACCGCTGGTGGGCCGGCCTGCGCGCCTACAACGGCGGCCTCGGCCACTGGCTCAAAGAGTCACGCCTGGCCGCTCCCTCGCTCGATAGGGGGGCGATTGATGCCCGCTGCGGCCAGGCATCCCGCAGCCCCAAGCACTGCCCGGAAAACCTTGGCTACCCGCAGCGCATCCTCCTTAAATGGCAGCCGCTCTACGCGAGCTGGGGGCCGGGGGTGGTCTGCACATGACCGCGCTGCTCGCCCTGCTGCGCGCTGCGTGGCCCTATCTCGCCTGCCTGGCCATCGGCGCCGCCGCCGCCGGCGGCTGGCAGGGGCTGCGCATCGATGCGCTCACCAGCGCGCACGACGCCGAGATCGCGCGGCTGCATGAAGTCGAGACCAAGCGCCTGCTCGGCCAGGCCGAAATCTGGCGCGCCGAAGTCAAGCGCAAGGCCGACCTGGCCGACGACATCGACCGCGCCCGCGCCGCCACCACTGCCCGCCAGGCGCGCCAACTCAAGGAGACACAAGATGCCCTTAATGCCGTTACCACTGGCCGCCCTTGCCTTGGCGGTGCTGCTCTCCGGGTGCTCGACCAGCCCACCGGCCTACGCCCCGCCGCCGGAGCGGCGCTCCTGTCTGCCGGCACGTTACAAGACCCCGCTGCCCGACCTGCCGCCGATCCCGCGCACCAAGGCCAAGCCGGCGACGGCGATGAGTACGCCACCGATACCGACGTCGCCGGCTGGATCGCCACCGCCCGCGACCTCTACGAGCAATGCCTCGGACGTCTCGACGACATCCGGCGCTACGACGATGGTGGTGCCGAATGATCCGCCTGGTCGATGACGGCTGCGCGCTCGAAGAGCAGCAGCGCGTGGCCGCTCTTCAAGCGCAAGCAGAGCGCGCTGGGCTCGACGGCAAGACCGTCGATGACTCGGCAACGCATTGCCATCTTTGCGAAGAGCCGATTCCGCAGGGACGGCGTGAAGCCTATCCCGGCGTGCAGACGTGCATCGCATGCCAGCAAGAACTCGAATACTCCATCGTGAGCGCAGGTGATTGATCCGTGGACCTCGCAGTTATTCTCGACTTCATCATCAAGGGGGTGCTGGCCATCAGCCAGCTCGCGCTGTTTATCTACGTGCGCAATGCGACGCGCAACGACAAGGTCGATGAGCGGTTCTCGATCATGCAGGCCGCGCAAAAGGCCGATGGCGAAAAGCACAGCGGCGAGATCGCCGCATTGTCCGGTCGCCTGGCTCACCTCGAAAGCGCTGTCGCCTCGGCTCCCGATCACGACGACTTGGGCAAGGTCTACGAGGCCATCAACACGCTTGCCGGTACGGTCAATCAGCTCGTGGGCGAGAACCGGGGGCAGTCGGACACGCTGCGCCTGATCCTCAACCGAATCACCGAAAAGGGCATGCCATGAACGATGACGACAAGAAGCGCCGCAACAGCCTGCTCGCTAGCCTGGTGTTTGAGCACGGATCAGCGCCGGCCCGGCTGCTGCGCGACGCGCTGGAAAACGTCCACAACATCCCAGTCACGCTCGACCGCGTGCGCGCCGATCTGCGCTGGCTGGCGGACGTGGGCGCCGTCACGCTGACCGGCGACATGGCCCTGATGACTCCCGAGGGGCGCGAGCACGTCCAGCGGCTGCGTGAGCTGTTCTGATGGCCCACCCGCCGGAACTCAAGATCAAGCTGCGCGCCGCCTACATAGGCGGCTTGCCGCTTGAGGCGGCGGCTGACAAGGTCGACGTGCCGCTGCCCACCGCGCGCCGCTGGTTCCGTGAAGCGCGCGATGGTGGCGATGACTGGGATGCCTTCCAGAAAGCAAGCCTGGTCGTCTCCGGCGGCGGCATCGAGCAGGCCCTCGGCCGCATCATCGCCGCCGCGTTACTACGCTGCGAAACGTTGCTCGAAGCTACGGCCAGCGGCGACCCCGTTGAGGCCGTCAAGGCGATGGCCATCCTGGGCGACACCGTCGCCAAGCTGCGCGCCGCCAGCAAAGGCATGATGCCCGAGGCGGATCGCCTCGCTATAGCCACCGATGTTGTCAGGCGCCTTGGCGAGTTCGTCCGCACCAAGCATCCGCGCCATGCCGGCGCCTTCGCCGAGATTCTGGAGCCGTTTGCGGCGGAAATTGTGGGGGTGTATGGCTGACGATATCGAGTTTGTGACCTGCCCGGAATGCGGCATGGAGCAGGCCGACATGGGTGTTGCGGTTGAGTGCGAGGAGTGCGGCTGGTTCCCCATGCCGTATTACGACGACGACGGCGAGCTGCATGAGTAACGCCAAAACCTCCCGCCGCACCTTTCTCGACGACATCGCGCGTTACTCCGCCGAGTTCCGCCAGGTCATCGATGCGGAGGTTGATGGTTTCGACCCCGATCCCGCCGCCTCGGCCGGGCGTCGCGCGCGCGCCTGGGGCGACTTCGAGTTCTTCGCGCGCACCTACTTCCCGCACTACGTGAAGAAGGAGAACAGCCGGCTCCACGACTACCTCTACCAGCGCCTGCCGGAGATCGCCAACAGCGACAAGGCGGAAACCGACGCCATCGCCGCGCCGCGCGGCGAAGCGAAGTCGACGATCACCTCGCAGATCTTCGTCCTCTGGTGCGTCATCACCGAGCGCAAGTGGTATGCCATGATCGGCATGGACGCCTTCGACCAGGCGGCCATCATGCTCGAAGCCATCAAGGCCGAGCTGGAAGGCAACCCGCGCTTAGGCATGGACTTCCCCGAATCCTGCGGCGGCGGCGGACGCGTCTGGCAGGCCGGCGTGATCGTCACGAAGAACGACCGCAAGATCGAGGCAGTCGGCAGCGGCAAGCGCATCCGGGGCCGCCGCCACGGCCCGCACCGGCCCGACCTGTTCGTCGGCGACGATCTGGAAAACGACGAGAACGTCAAGACACCCGAGCAGCGCGACAAGCTGCAAGGCTGGATCACCAAGGCCGTGCTGAAGCTCGGCGGCGCCGGCGAGAAGTTCGATTGCATCGTCATCGGCACCATCCTGCACTACGACTCGGTGCTGGCGCGGCTGCTCAAGAACCCGCTGTGGACGTCGGCCAAGTTCAAGGCCATCATCCAGTGGCCGCACAACATGGTGCTGTGGGACGAGTGGGAAAACCTCATCCTCTCGCAGGGCGAGGCGCTGGCCGACGCCTTCTACCAGGCGCACAAGCTGGAGATGGATGCCGGCGCCGAAGTGAGCTGGCCGGCGGGCCGCCCGCTGCTCGACCTGATGAAGATTCGCGCGCGCGACGGCCACGCCTCGTTCGACAGCGAATTGCAGAACGATCCGCTTTCCGACGACGACGCGCCCTTCGCCAAGGTGATCCAGTTCTGGGTCAATCGCCTGGCCGACTGGATCTTCGCCGGCGCCTGCGATCCGTCGCTCGGCAAGGCCGGCGCCAGCCGCGACCCGAGCGCGCTGCTGGTGGGCGGCTTCAATCGCCAGACCGGCATCCTCGACGTGGTCGAGGCACTCATCAAGAAACGCCTGCCCGACCGCATCATCGAGGACGTGATCGACCTGCAACGGCAATACCGCTGCCTGCTGTGGGTGGTCGAGACGGTGCAGTTTCAGGCGTTCCTCTACTCCGAGCTGGTGAAGCGCAGCGCGGCGCGCGGCATTCCCGTCCCGGCGCGCGCCGTCACGCCGATCTCCGACAAGGTGCTGCGCATCGAGAGCCTGCAACCGCACATGGCGAACGGGCTGATCCGCCTGCACCCGAGCCAGACCACGCTGATCGACCAGCTCCGGCACTTTCCCAAGGCCGACCACGACGACGGCCCCGACGCGCTGCACATGCTGTGGATGGGCGCGACCACCATGATGGGCGGCAGCGCCGGCTTCCAGGCCATGCCGCGCCGTGGGAGCGGGCTTGCCCGCGACGACGACTACAGCGGCGACAGCCGCAGGATGTTCTGATCATGCCCAAAATACTTGACCAACACGGCAACCCCATCGACACCGGCGCGCTCAGGGAACCGCAGACCAGCCGCATCGCCACGCTGGAAAACCAATACCTGACGCCGATGCTCGGCGGACTGACGCCGTCGCGGCTCGCCGCGATCCTGCGGCAGGCCGACGACGGCGACCTGACGGCGCAGCACCGTCTGTTCGCCGACATGGAGGAGCGCGACGCGCACCTCTACGCCGAGATGGGCAAGCGCAAGCTGGCCGTGATGGGGCTGGACTGGGACATCGTGCCGCCGCGCAACGCCACCGCGAAGGAAAAGGCCGACGCCGAGTGGGTGAAAGAAGTCCTGACCGATGCCATCGACCCCATCGAGGATCTGATCCTCGCCCTGATGGAAGGCGTCGGCCACGGCTTCGCGCCCGTCGAGCTGGAGTGGCGGCAGGACGGCCGCGAATGGCTGCCCGCCTTCTGGCCGCGCCCGCAGGAATGGTTCCGCCTCTCGCAGAATCGCCGCGAGCTGCGCCTGCTCGATGCCGGCGCCGATGGCGCGCCCTTGCAGCCCTTCGGCTGGCTGCTGCACACGCACGGCAAGCCGAAGACCGGCTATTTGGGCCGCATGGGCCTGCATCGCACGCTGGTCTGGCCCTTCCTCTACAAGGCCTACGCCCTGGGCGACTTCGCCGAGTTCCTCGAAACCTACGGCCTGCCGATGGTCGTCGGCAAGTATTACCAGGGGGCCAGCGCCGAGGAAAAGGCCAGCCTGATGCGCGCCGTGACGGCGCTGGGCCACGACGCCCGCGCCATCATGCCGGCGGACATGCAGTTGGAGATCCAGAAGGTCACCGGCGGCGGTAGTGGTGGCGACGGCGGCACGCCGCACCTGGCGATGATGGGCTGGGCAGACGGCGCCGAGAGCAAGGCCATCCTCGGCCAGACCATGAGCGCCGAGGCCAAGGCGTCCGGGCTCGGCTCGGGTAACGCCCAGCTGCACGGCGAGGTGCGCGACGACATCCGCAACGCCGACGCGCGCCAGATCGCCGGCACCCTCACGCTCGACCTGATCTATCCGCTGCTGGCACTCAATCGCGGCAGCGACGGCCCGCGCCGCTGCCCGCGCCTGGTGTTCGACACCGGCGCGGCGGAGGATCTCGCCGCGCTGGCCGACAGCGTCGGCAAGCTGGTGACGGCCGGCATGCGCACGATCCCGGTGGCGTGGGTGCATGAGAAGGGACGCATTCCGCAGCCCGAAGGCGATGAGCCGACGCTGGGCGGCGAACCATTGGCGAACCCATTGGCGAACCCGGCCGAAACTTCGGGTTCGCCAAAGCCGGCCGCGCTGGCCGCGCTCTCTGCCGTCCCGCCGGCGCCGACTTTTCAGGATCAGGTTGCCCTCGATGCTGCCATCGACGCCATCCCCGCCGAGAACATGCAGGCCATGAGCGAAGCGCTGCTCGCGCCGATCCTCAAGTTGCTCGACGAGGTCGATAGCTTCGATCAGGCGCTGGCGGCCCTGGCCGAGCGTTACCCGGAGATGGATTCGGCGCGCCTGGAGGATCTGCTCGCCCGAGCGCTGTTCGCCGCCGAGACGTGGGGGCGGGCGAATGCCGGCCGGCCTTAATCTGGCGCTGGCCTTCGGCCTGCCGCCAGCGCAGGCGGTCAAGTATTTCGAGTCGAAGGGCTACGCCATCACCTGGGGCTGGCGCGACATGGCGGCCGCCGCCCATGCGCGCGCCTTCACCGTGGCCGGGGTGACCAAGCTGGATGTGCTGCAAGACATTCGCGCCGAGCTGCAGCGCGCCCTGAACGAAGGCCGCACCTATGCCGACTTCAAGCGTGATCTGATCCCGCGCATGCAGGCCAAGGGCTGGTGGGGCAAGCTGGCGCAGACCGACATGGAAACCGGAGAGATGGCCGGCAAGGGCCTCACCCCGCGTCGACTGGAGACGATCTTCCGCGCCAATCTGCAAACGGCCTACATGGCCGGGCGCTACCAGGCCCACCTGGAGAACGCCGCCGACCGGCCCTGGTGGATGTACGTCGCCATCATGGACGGCCGCACCCGGCCGCAGCATGCCTCGCTGAATGGCCGGGTATTTCGCTACGACGATCCGATCTGGCAGAAGCTCTACCCGCCCAATGGCTACAACTGCCGCTGCCGCGTGCGCGCCCTCACCGATGCCGAAATCAAAATGCGCGGCATCGCCACCTCGATCTCGGGAAAGAATCTTGAGCAGATCGAGCTGCCCGACCCGTTCCGCCCCGGCCAGGCGCTGCCGCGCACGCGCTTCCAGTACGCGCCGGGCAAATACATCAGCCCGGACATCGGCTGGGAGGGGAATCCGGGCGAGATGGCCTTGTGGGACAAGGCCGCCACGCTGCCGGATTGCGCCTGGGGCGAGGGTGGCGTGGCCGCGCTGGCCGCCCGGCCGCTGCTGGGCAACTGCCTGCGCATGGCCGACGGGCAGCGCACCTGGAAGGATTTCGGTCGCCCCGATCTGCGCGCCGTGCCGGCCAGCCTGCGCCTGGCCTCGCCTGGCATGGTCGAGCGCGCCGCCACGCGTGAATTCGCCGCCGAGGTGCTGGCCGCCGAGCTTGGGCTGACGGCTGAATCAACGCAGCGCGTCATCCAGACGCCGGTCGAGAAGCTGGTGATCTGGCGCGATTTGCTGCCGCACCTGGTGGAAAAGGAAGCCGATGGCCGGGAGCGCTACGCCCGCTTCATCCTGCCGACGCTGCTCGATCCGTTCGAGGTCTATCTGACGCAGTACGCGGACGGCAAGGCGCGTCCGCGCTACATCGGGCTGTTCCAGGGCGAGCGCGACCTGATGTGCGTTGTGCGCCGCAACCGCGACGGCGGCTTTCTGTGGAACGTGATGCAGGCCGAAGCGAAGGCCATGAACAGTCATCGCGTCGGGGAGTTGATGTATGGGAAGTAGTCGGTTCTCGGACTCCGCCTCCCAGGTGCGCTCGGCCCACTCTAACGCCGGTCATTGGCTCCTGTGCCCACCGGTTTCGATCCCGACTACTTGCTGTCATTGTAGGCCATAGCCATGACCGCCTTCAAGATCGAAGTCAGCGACGGGCCGGTGATCGCCGCCCTCAACCGGCTGGCGCAGTCCGCCGGCGACCTGACGCCCGCCATGCGCGCAATCGCGCAGTTGCTGGAGCGGCAGACCGAAGACAACTTCGCCGCCGAATCCGGCCCGCTCGGCAAGTGGCCGGCGCTGAAAGACAAGAAGCGCCAGGGCGGCAAGATGCTCCAGGACACCGGCCGCCTCGCGGCCTCGGTCACGCCGTTCGCCTCGACCGCCGAGGCCGGTGTCGGCAGCAACGCCATATACGCCGCCATCCATCAGCTCGGCGGCACGATAGAGAAGGCGGCGCAAAGCCGGCGGGTAGCGCACCGCACCGACGCCAAGGGCAACCTGCTGCGCTCGGAGGCGCTTGGCGGCAAGGGGTTGGTCTTCGCCAAGGACAGCCACAAGCGCGTGCTCACGCGCTGGTTCGAGCAGGGCGCCCATAGTATTGGTATCCCGGCCCGCCCCTACCTGCCCGCCTTCCCCGACGGCCGGCTGCAAGCCGGGCTGGAAGACGAGGTGCTGGGGGTGATTCAGCGGCACCTGCTGGGGGCTATGGGGTGATACGCGAAAACGGCCCGTGGCGCGTTTTGGGTGGCCTGGGGTTACTCAGGGCCACCCGAGGCAGAAAAAAATCGCACAGCGGGGCCGGTAACGCGGCAGTAACGCCGGGGCATGCTTGGCTTGTCTGTTGGTTTGCGATGAAAATCGCGGCGATGTATGTTGCTGCTGCGGCCATTGCGGTATTCAGGACTGCTTGGTGGTTCGATTCGTGGCAGGATAATAAGGGTGTTGATAATGGTCAGTAGCGGCACCCATTGATTCGCGAAACCGCTGGCGCGCGCCAGCGGTTTTTTTTCGCGCGTGATCGGCAAAGTGGCGGCATGCCGAATGCGAACCGCTCCCACGTTGCCATTGCCGCCCTCGCCGTCGATCTGACGGCGGGTGCCGCTGGTAACGCCGCCCCCACCGAATTCCGCCTCCTGCCGCTCGGCCGCTTCAAGTCGGCCGATGGCTCCGGTCGCCCGGCCGACGTGCCCGCCGGCTGGCTGCTCGACGCCGCCGGTGCCGCGCGCCTGGCGGCGCAATCGGCCACCCGCGTTTCGCGCCGCGTCGTCGACTACGAGCATCAAACGCTCCGCGCCGCCGAGAACGGCAAGCCCGCCCCCGCCGCCGGCTGGTTCGGCGGGCTCGAAGCCCGCGCCGATGGCCTGTATGCCGTCAACGTCGAATGGACGGCACAAGCCGCCGCGATGATCGCCGCCGGCGAATACCGCTACATCAGCCCCGTCTTTCCCTACGACAAGCGCACCGGCGCGGTGCTCGGCATCGCCCATGCCGCGCTCACCAACGACCCGGGCCTCGACGGCCTCACCGATTTAGCCGGCGCGGCGGCTCTTTCCGCGCTTTTTCCTCAGGAGGAACCGCCCATGAAAACCCTGCTCGCCGCGCTCGGTCTGCCCGAGACGGCCACCGAAGCCGAGGCGCTCGCCGCGCTGAATGCGCTACGGGCCACCCACGACACCGCGCTGGCCGCCCTCAAGGCGCAGGCCCCCGATCCGGCGCAATACGTCGCCGTCGCCACCCTGTCCGCCGTCCAGGGCGAGCTGGCGACCGCGCGCGCCGAGCTGGTCGCGCTGAAGGCCGAGAGTCAGGCTGCCGCCGTCGATGCGGTCGTTACCGAGGCCCTCGCCGCCGGCAAGCTCACCCCCGCCACCGAGGCGTGGGCGCGCGACCTGGGCAAGACCAATCTGGCGGCGCTCAATGCCTTCATCGCCGCCGCGCCCGTCGTTGTTTCGCCTGGCGGCACGCAAACCGGCGGCAAGAAGCCGGATGGCGAAGTCGGCGTGGCCGCGCTGACCGCCGATCAGACCAAGGTCTGCGCCCTGATGGGCATCGACCCCAAGGATTACGCCGCCAACCTGGCCGCGGCCTGATCAACCCGACAACCCGAGATAGGAGAGCGACATGGCTCTGACCGAAGACCGCAACACCGCCGAACGTACCGGCGACCTCATCAGCGCCGGCGTTGCCGCCGGCGTGAAGTGCCACGCGGGCGGCATCGCCGTCCTCGATGCGTCCGGCAACATCAAGCCCGGCGTTACCGCCACCGGCCTGATCTGCGTCGGCCGCTTCGAGGAGACCGTCGACAACAGCACCGGCCTGGCGAACGCCGTGAATGCCACCGCCAAGCGCGGCACCTTCCGCTTTGGCAATTCGGCCGCCGGCGACGCCATCACGGCCGCGCAGATCGGCGACGTCTGCTACATCGTCGATGACGAGACCGTGGCCAAGACCAGCGGCACGAACACGCGCAGCGTCGCCGGCATCATCGCCGACGTGGATGGCGCTGGCGTCTGGGTGCGCATGGGCTTCGAGTCCTACGTCTCGCCCTCGGGCGGCCTGCTGGCGGCCAACAACCTGTCCGACCTCGGCACCAAGGCCACGGCGCGCGCCAATCTCGGTGGCGGCGCCGACAAGGTCTGTCTGCCGATGGGCCCCGTCTCCCTGGTGGGCGCCAATGCCTCGGTGCTGCGCATCGTCTCGCCGGTGGCCGGCGACATCGCCGCGATCCGCACGGTCACCAACGGCGCCCTGACCACGGGCAACGCGACCCTGACCGGCAAGATCGGCGCGGCCGCCATCACCGACGGTGTGGTCACCATCACCCAGGCCGGCTCCGCCGCTGGCGACGTGGATAGCGCCACGCCCAGCGCCGCCAAGACGGTGGCCGTGGGCGACGTCATCAGCGTGACGGTCGGCGGCACCAACGACGCGGCGGTTACCGCCGAGGTGCAAGTCGTCATCACCCCGAGCGCCTGATCGGCGTCCGGCATCCCTTCAATAACAGGAGAAACGACACCATGAAAAAACTCATTGCCCTCGCTGTCGCCGCCCTTGGGGTTGTGGCGGCAATGGTGGCCGCGCCGGCCTTCGCCGCTCCGCTGCCCGACGAAACCGGGCTCGGCGTCATGTGCCTCGGCATGATGGTCAACCGCGACGCCATCAATAGCGTCTTCGTAGGCCTCAAGACGATCTTCAACAACGCCCTAAAAGCGGTCACCGGCAACTGGCAGCTCACCGCGATGGAGGTTCCCTCCACCGGCGCTGGCGAGGATTACGCCTGGCTCTCGCGCTTCCCGAAGATGCGCAAGTGGGTGGGCGACAAGTTCGTCAAGGCGCTGGAAGCCGGCAAGTTCTACAAGAAGAACGAGGACTGGGAAACCACCATCGCAGTCAAGCGCAACGACATTGCCGACGACAAGCTTGGCATCTACAACACCCAGGCGATGTCTGCCGGCGAGTCGGCCGGCGAGCTGCACGACATCATCGTCGATGACTTGAAGAACGGCGCCTTCACCAACGAGGGCATGGACGGCCAGTACTTCTACGACACCGACCATCCGCTCAAGAACAGCGACGGCGTGACCACCAGCGTCAGCAACAAGGGCACTGCCGCCCTGGCCGCGACCAACCTGGCCGCCGTGCAGGCGAGCTACGGCGCCGCCCGCACCGCGATCATGGGCTTCACCGACTCCGAGGGCATGCCGCTGCGCCTGATCCCGGATGTGCTGGAGGTGCCGCCCGCCCTGGAAGCTGTCGCCAAGATCATCTGCGAGGCCGACAAGCTCCAGGACAACTCGCCGAACCCCTATCGCGGCACGGCAAAAGTGCTGGTGAATCCCGGCCTGACCAGCTCCACCGCCTGGTTCCTGCACGTCACCAACAAGCAAAGCATCAAGCCCTTCATCGTGCAGATGCGGCAGCGCCCGGTGTTCGTCCAGCAGACCACGGCCGAGAACGACGACGTGTTCAACCGCGGCGAGTTCAAGTTCGGCGCTGAGGCCCGCGCTACCGGCGTGTATGGCTTCTGGCAGCTGTCCTACGGCTCGACCGGCGCCGGCTAATACCAACACCACCCCAGCGAAGTAGCACGCTCGCCCTGCCGGTGCTGACCGGCAGGGCGCAAAGAACCCGAGAACAGGAGTTGAACATGGCAAAGAATCAGAAGGCCGGGAGTACCGCTCAAGCGGATGCTTCGGCTGCTGCCGAGGAGGATGTTCGGGTGGCAGCCTCCGGGCCCGCTCAGCCCGCCGTCACGCGCCTGCTGGTGCGCTCCCGCAAGGCCGGCTTCCGCCGCGCCGGCCGTGCCTGGCCGGTCGAGGAAACGGAGGTCGCCGCCAGCGACCTCACCGAGGTGCAGATCGCGCAGCTGTTGGCCGAGCCGATGCTGGCTGTTGTGGTGGTCGCAGAGTAACGCCATGACCTACGCCACCCGCACCGACCTGGAAGAGCGTTACGGCGCCGACGAGCTGACGCAGCGCGAAAGCATGCTGTTGGCCGGCGCCGTCGCGCGCGCCCTGGCCGATGCGGATGCGGAGATCGATAGCTACGTCGCCGGCGCCTACGCGGTGCCGCTCAATCCCGTGCCGGCGAACATCGTGCGCGTGGCCTGCTCGATCGCGCGTTACCGGCTGCTCGGTAGCTCAAGCGACGAGCAGGCGCGCAAGGATTACGAGGACGCGATCCGCCTCCTGCGCGACGTGCAAGGCGGGCGCGCCGTGCTCATGGCCGCCGCGCCGCTCGCGGGCAACACGCCGGCCGCCACCATCGCCGTGACCAACGGCCGCGAGAAGGCGTTCGGCGGAGGCATACAGTGATCCCCCGCGCTCGCAAGCCCGGCTCGCTGCCCCCTGAGGGGGTGTATGCCTCCCTTGAGGCGGCTCCACGGGAGGCAGCGTGATCGCCGAAATCATCGCCAAGCTCGACGCCGAGAAGGCGGCGCTCGGCCTCAAGCTGGTGTCCGGCGCGGCGGATTTTCAGCGTGCCGCCCAGAGCAACCCGACCGCAACGCCGGCCGTCTACGTCTTGCCGATGGACGAGACGCCGGGGCCGGCGCCGTTCTCCGGCGACGACATCCAGCACATCCGCGTCAGCGTGGGCGTCGTGCTGGTGGTGCGCAACGTCGCTGACGCGAAGGGACAGGCCGTGCATGACGATCTCCAGCCGCTGCGCGACGCGATCAAGGCATCGCTGCTCGGCTGGGCGCCGGTCGAAGGCTACGCCACGATGTCGCGCGGCCGCTCGGCGCTGATGGCCTTCAAGGATGGCCACATATGGTGGCAAGACGCCTACGCATCATCCTTCTACGAGAGGAAGCCATGAGCGAGTTCAAGAATGACGCCCACTGGGGCAAGGGCGGGCGCTACGTCGTCGTCGACGGCCAGCGCGTGCCGGCCATGCCCGAGATACAGCCAGATGCCGGCATGCAGGAGTACCCCGGCTATGGCGTCCCCATGACGCCCGTGGAAGGTGACACGCTCGTCGCCACGGCCGCCGCCCCCATCAAACCCAAGAAAGGTAAGTGATCATGGCAAACCTCATCGCCGCGCCGCGCGTCTGGGACAAGAAGGCCGTTGTCCTCAAGGCGGAAGCCACCTACGGCACCGACGCCACGCCCACCGGCGCCGACAACTGGTTCGAGGCTCGCAACGTCCAGCTCACCAGCTACGACGTCGAGGCCGTCGAGCGCAACATTATCGAAAACTGGCTTGGCCATTCCGGCAAGGTGGTCGCCTCGAAGTGGTCGAAGCTCTCGTTCGAGATCGCCCTGGCCGGTTCAGGCGCCGCCGGCACCGCGCCGAAGTGGGGGTCGATGCTGCTCGGTTGCGGTTTCGCCGAGACTGTCAGCGCCGGCGTCGACGTCGATTACAACCTGGTGTCGGAAGCCTTCGACAGCCTCACCGCCTATCTCGTCATCGACGGCGTGCTCTACAAGTTCGTCGGTTGCCGCGGCAACATCAAGGGGCGCCTCACGGCGAAGGGCATCCCGGTCCTGGTGGTCGAGTTGACCAGCCTCTACACCGCGCCGGCCGCCGGCAACATCACCGGCATCGTCAAGACCGGCTGGTCGTATGAGGAAGCGGTGAACAGCGTCAACACCGGCAAGGTCACCCTCAACGCCGTGGATCTCGCCTTCTCGACCTTCGAGTGGGATCTCGCCAACCAGATCGCGCGCCTCGATCTGCCGGGGCCGCAGCGCGAAGTGATGATCCGCGATCGCGCACCCACCGCCAGTCTCACCGTGCTGGCGCCCGCGCTCGCCACCTTCAATCCCTACGCCCTCGCCGATGCGGGCACCACCGTGGCGCTCAGCAATACCCACGGCTCGGCCGCCGGCAAGAAGGTGCAGACCGATGCCAAGGTGCGCGTCGTGAACATCACCGAGGCCGAGATCGAGGGCATGGCGGCCTACCAGCTGGCGCTCGACCTGATGCCGGATGCCGGTAACGACGAGCTGGCGCTCAAGGTGCTCTGATCATGGCTTTCAAGGTACGCAAATCCGAATCGCGGCGCTGGCCCGTCACGGTCAAGCTGCTGGAGAGCGACGCCGCCGGCGTTGTCGTCGAGAACGAGCAGACCTTCGTCGCGCTCTGGCGCCCCGTCACGGAGGCCGAGCGCGTCGAGATCGCCAAGGCGCTTGAGGAAAAGTTTGGCGGCGCGGATGCCGCCAAGCTGACCGCCGCCGACATGCTGGCGCGCAACGCCGACTATTTCGGCCGCCTGCTGGTCGGCTGGGGCGACGAGGTTGTCGACGAAAGCGGCCAGCCGATCCCCTTCAGCGTCGAGCGCTTGACGGAGATGATCACCGGGCTCGACGGCCTGGCGATTTCCGCCGCGCTCAACCAGGCCGACCTGGAAATCCGCCTTGGGTTCGGCGCCAGAAAAAACGCCTCGACCTCGCCCGCGCCTGGGGAAGCCTCCGGTGCCGGCGAGGCGGAGACGAACTCGCCGACGACTTGAGCTTTATCGGCGTCGCGCCCAAGCGGCCTGGCGCCGATGTAATCGATATCTGGCCGGACAACTGGCTTGCGTGGAAGGTCTGGGTGGAGTTGGAGAACCGCTGGCGTGTGATCAGCGGACTCAACGGTGACAGGCTGCAGGGGCTGGATGCGGCACAAATCGAATCGACGCTGCGGCTGATGGGCGTCAAACCGAAGAAGCGCAGGCGGGTTTTTACCGAACTGCGCGAGATGGAAGATGCCGCCCTGGCGGCAATTTACGGTAACGGGGACACATGAGAAACCGCACGATGGAATTCGGCATCCGCATCACCGCCGATGGACGGGTGGCGGTTGTCGAGGCTGGCAAGACGAATGCTGCCATGGGGGAGATCGGCAAGACCGCTCAGGGTGTCGTTGCGCAGATAGATCGCCTCGATGCCTCGATCAGGCGTGTTGCCAGCGGCGCCGCGACGTTGGCCGGCATCGGGCTGGGCGCTGGCTTGCTGCGCGATACCGTGCGCAGCGCCGACGCGATGACGAACCTCGATTCGCGTCTTCGACTGGTTACGGCTAGCCTCTACGAGCAGCAGCGCGCGTCGGATGCTGTGTTTCAGATCTCGCAGCGGACGCGCCAGGCGCTGGATGCGACCGGCGACCTGTATTACAAGGTGGCCAAGGGCGCGGATACGCTTGGCCTGTCGCAGCAGCGCATCATCGGCCTGACCGAGACCATCAGCCAGTCTGTCGCATTGTCCGGCGCCAGCGCGGAGAGCGCCAAGGCGTCCATCATGCAGTTCGGCCAGGCGCTGGCCAGCGGCACCCTGCGCGGCGACGAGCTCAACAGCGTGATGGAACAAACCCCGGCGCTGGCCGAGGCCATCGCCAAGGGCATGGGCAAGACCACGGGCGAGTTGCGTGCCCTGGGCGAACAGGGCGCCATAACGGTACAGGAGATCGTTGCCGCCCTCGAAAAGCAGGCGCCGGAGATCGCCCGCCAGTTCGCCGACCTGACGCCGACCATTTCCGGGGCCTGGCAAAACGTCGAAAGCGCCGCCCTGCGCTACGTTGGTCAGGCAGACAAGGCATCCGGCGCATCGGCCGTGCTGGCCTCCTCTCTGGCTGTAGTGGCGGAACAGTTCGACGGTGTTGTCGCAACGGCTTCGATGGTCACCGCCGTTGGCTTGGGCGGCTATCTCGGCAAGGCGGCTGCGGCGCGCATCGAGACGCTGGCGCTGGCCTCCGCGGCACGCGCGGCCGCGGTGCAGTACGACGCCCTGGGCATGGCGATTGCCACGACCACGACGAAGGCCAGCGCGGCCGGCGCCGTCGTTGGAGCGCTGGGCGGCCCCATCGGCCTGGTGACAACTGCATTGACGGTCGGCGTTACGGCGTGGGCACTATGGGGGAACGAAGCCGACGCGGCAGGAAAGAAGGCCTTCGATGCGTCCCAGGCGCTTGCCGATCTGGAGCGGCGCAGCAAGTACGGCGATGGCGACGTGGCGGCCGCCAGAGAGAGGCTCGACAAGCTGAATGCCGAGTTACCCGGCATTTTCGAGCCGCGCGAACTCGACGAGACCATCAAGGAAATCGTCGCGCTGGAGAAATACCTGGCCAAAGTCGAGGCGATGGAGACGAAGACCGTCGCCAGCATCTCGGAAGCCTGGGGCGGCCTGCATCGGACCAAGGCGCAGCAGCGCGCCGCCGAGATAGCGGAGCTCGACAAGGCCTATGTCGCCGAGGCCGCGAAGATCAAAGGCAATGCGGATCTGCAACTGCGCCTGGCCAGCGAGTACCAGGTCAAGCTTCAGGTCATCAACGACAAATACAAGGGCAAGAAGAAGGTCGACGAGGGCTTTGTCGACGCCGCCGGCGAGCAGGCCAAGTCCTATGCCCAGCAGTACGAGGCCGCCATCAAGCTGGCGCGCGGCATCGAGCTAGAGGCGGTCGCCGGTCGCAAGCTGCTGCCGGTCCAGGCGGCGCTGGCGACGGCGCGCGCCACGCTCACGGCGGCGCAGGCGCAAGAACTGGAGAAGCTGCTCGCCGGCGCGCTCTTGATCGAAAAGCGCACGGCCGCCGAGCAGGAGGCCGTCGCCGCCGCGCAGCTCCACGCCGACGCCGTCCAGTCCATGATCGCGCCGCTGGAAGATCAGGCCGCGCGCCTGGAGCGCGAGGTCGAGACCTACGGCATGACCGAGGCCGCGATCCAGGCCGCCGCCCTGGCGCGCCTGGAGGAAGCGCGGGCCATCGCCGCCCAGAACGGCGCCTGGCCGGAGCACCTGGCCTTCCTCGACCGCGAGATCGCTGCGCGCCAGCGCCTCGCCGCCGGCGCAGACCAGAAAGACGCGCTTGACGCGGCGAAGAAGGTCGCCGACGAGGAGGCGAAATACTGGGAGCGCATCCACGAAGACCTCGGCCGCAGCCTGACCGACGAGCTGATGAAGGGCGGCAAGGGCGCCGGCGAGCTGCTGGAAAACTACTTCAAGACGTTGGTGTTCCGCCCGGTGATCCAGGGCGTGGTCAATCTCGGCATGAACGCCCTCGGCTTCGGCGGAAATGTCGGCGCTGGCGGCACGGTGGGCGGCGGGATGAACCTGCTCTCTGCGGGCAACAGCGCCTACAACATGTTCACCGGCGGCGGCATGCTTGGCGGCTTCTCGGCCGGCGCGGCGTCGATGGCATCCGAGCTGGCGCTCGGGTCGAGCTTCGTCGGGCCGAGCGCCAGCCTGGCATCTGGCGCGGTGGGCGCTGGTGCGTCCGCGGCGGCGGCGACAGGTAGTGCGGCTGGAGCTGGCGCGGTGTCCTCCCTCGCCGCCGCCGCCCCCTATGCCGCCGCCGTCGTCGCTGCGATCAGCCTGCTCTCCGGCATGGGCAAGGGTGGCACGCCGCACGCCGGCGGCGTGGCGTTCTCGGAGGGGACCGGCTACACTACGCCCAAGACCTGGGCGGACATCAACGCCAATTTTGTCGATACGTCCGGCACCTGGCAGTTTGCGGAATCCGACTGGATGAAGCGCAACAACGCCGAGGTGTCCAAGTCCCTCGGCGCGATGGCGCAGGGATTGGCGGCCACCCTCAACGGCATCACCAGCCGTTACGGCGCCGGCCGCGACTACGCCGTGGGTCTGGCGTTTTCCGGCGATGGCGAAGACCCGACGCGCGGCCGCCTTGGCGTCGCCGGCGCCGACAATCGCGAGATATACGAATTCCGCGCGCGCTACGCGAAGGACATGGCGGCCGGCATGTCAGAGTTCGCCGCCGACATCCCCGCCGAACTGCTCAAGGCCCTGCGCGGCATCGACTTGTCGCCGGTAGTTGATGCCTACCTGGACAAGTCGCAAACCGCGACACGGGATCTGCTCGAAGGCATGGCCGACGACCAGGCCAATGCGATCCTCGCCGCGCTCCAGGGCGGCTGGCTCGACGAGTACCTCGCCCAGGCCGGCAACGTCGGCAAGTCGTTCCAGGACATGACGGCCGACATCGTCGAGTTCGCGGCGGTGGCCAACCTCAAGCCGGTCTTCGACGAGCTCGGCCTCGACATCTACAAGGTCGGCCTCGACCTGGCCGACCGCTTCGGCGGCGCCGACGCGCTGGCCAGCGGACTCTCCGCCTACTACGACGCCACCCGGACCGAGTCGGAAAAACTCGCCTACTCGGTCGCGCAGGTGCGCGGCGAATTCGCCCGCTGGAATGTCGCCACGCCGGCCACGGTCGCCGACCTCCGCAGCATGGAAGACGTGGTCGTGGCGCTCGGCGACGAGAGCGCCGATGCCTACGCCGCCCTGGTCAAGGTCGCGCCTGCCTTCGCGCAGATCGCCACCGCCGCCAATGCCTCCGTCGACGCGATGCTCGGCCGGCTGGGCACGCTCACCGAGGCGAGCTGGCTCGCGCAGGCCAACGCCGTGCTTGGGACCAATCTCGCCAAGCTGCCGACCAGGGATGAGGTGCAGGAGTACCTTGAGGCGCTGCGGGCGGACCCGTTCGGTAACGCCGAACGGATCGCCCAGGTCGAGACGCTGTTCGATGGTTGGTCGTCGCTGATGGACGATACGACGGCCAGCTATAAGGCCCTGGCCGCCGCATCGCGCGCGGCGGGCGAGGACATCGCCGATCTCGTGCGCGACCTGACGATCAACCAGGGCGGCCTGGCCACGCCGGAGGCGCTGCTCGGCAACACGCGCTCGGCCTATTACGCATCGCTCGACCAGGTGCGCCAGCAGGCCGCCGCCGGCAACTACGACAACGTCGACCGGCTGGTCGGCGATGCCCGCGCCTACGTCGAGGCGCAGAAGGGCTACAGCGCGTCTAGCGACATCACCCAGACGGTGATCGCGCGCATCGTCGATGAGCTGCGCGGCCTTGGCATCGGGGACGGCATGGCATTCGCCGATGGCGGCGTGTTCACCAACGGCATCGTCACGCGGCCGACCTACTTCAATCGCGACGTGATGGGCGAGCGCACGCCAGAAGCGATCATGCCGCTGGTCAATATCGGCGGTTCCCTTGGCGTGCGCGCCTTGGGCTCGGACAACAGCGCCGAGCTTGCCGCGCTGCGGTCCGAGGTGGTCGCCCTGCGCACGGCGCTGGAGCGCCTGCTGGCCGGTCAGATCGCCGCCACTGTCGAGAGCAGCCAGCGCTCGGCGCAGACCATCGTCGACGGCCAGATCGCCGCCGCAAAAACGCAATCCTGGGCGGCGCGCTCCGCGCCGGCGCTGGTATGACGGACGCCGAATTCCTCGCCTGGCTCTCGTCGCCTGACGCGCGCCCGGTCGTGCTGGTCGAGGCCGGCGTGCGCCTCGACGGCATCGAGACGGTGCTCAACATCTCGGACATGGGCTATACGACCAAGACCGGCGAAACGCCCTCCAATGAGTGCTACCTGCCGCGCATCGTCGGCGGCTGCACCATCGGCGAGCGGCTCTCCCTCGACGGCTCGGATGCCTCCATCGCCTGGGGCGACGTGGGGATCGACAACACCGATGGTTTTTTAGACTACCTGCTCGGCGGCATCTGGCGCAATCGGCCCATCGCCATGTTCGTCGGCGATGCGAGCTGGCCGCGCGCCGACTTCCGCCCGGTCTTCGCCGGCACCATCGACGATCTCGACAGCAGCGCGCCCGATCGTCTCAACCTCAAGCTGCGCGACAACATGCAGCGCCTCAACGCGCCGCTCACCGAGGCCAAGATCGGCGGTACCGGCCCGAACAAGGACGCCACCGTGCCGCTCTGTTTCGGCGAGTGCCACAACGTCACGCCGGTGCTCGTCGATCCGGCCACGCTCACCTATCAGGTGCACGGCGGCGCCATCGAGGGCGTCATCGAGCGCCGCGACGGCGGCGTGCCGGTCGGCGGCAGCAACAACCTCGCCGCCGGCACGTTCGCGCTCGCCGCCAATCTGGTGTCCGACCTGACCGTCAGCGTCCAGGGCGACAAGTCCGGCGGCGTGTATCGCGACACCATCGCCACCCTGGTGCAGCGCATCGTCACCGGCTACGGCACGGCGGACGGCCGGCTGGCTGCGAGCGAGATCGACGCGGCCAGCTTCGCCGCCTTCGACGCGGACAACCTGATGCCGGTCGGCCTGTGGTGCCCCGACCGCACCAACGTCATCGACGCCTGCCGTGCGCTCACCGCCAGCGTCGGCGCGCAAGTGCATTTCTCGCCGCTCGGCAAGTTGCAGATTACCCAGGTCGATATCCCGAGCGGCGGCGGCGAGGTGATCGCCGACGAGGACGCCGTCGACGGCGAGATCGAGATCGCCGCGCGTCCGGCGGTGCAGGTGGCCGTCAAGCTCGGCTATTGCCGCAACTGGACGGTGCAGACCGTCCAGGGTGGCATCCCGGCGGAGCATCGCGCCCTCTATGCGCAGGAATGGCTCACCGCGACCAGCATCGACGCGACCGCGCAGGCCGACTACCAGACCTATGCCGAGCCGGCGATGCAGGAGACCATGCTCCTCGTCGCCGCCGATGCGCAGGCCGAGGCGGACCGGCGCCAGGCCCTGTGGGGCGTACAGCGGCACGTCTACCGCCGCCCCTGTGGCCCGCACAAGATGCTGCTGGCCCTCGGCGCCGGGGTCACGCTCACCAGCCGGCGTTACAACCTGGCCGCCGGCAAGCCTGGCCAGGTGGTCGCTGTAACGCGCGACTGGCTCAAGCGCCGCGCGACTGTCGAGGTGCTCGTCTGATGGCCATCGTCGTCAATGCCCGCGATGTGCTCCTGCAGGGCGCTACGCGCCTGGTGCCGGTAACGGTCGGCACGTCGATCACCTGGGGCGGCACCGTCTCGGGCAACGTCACCGGCACCATCGCCGGTACATCGGCGGCGACCGTGCGCGACGGCGCCGCGAACGGCACCAGCGCGCTCGCCGGCCTCTCCGACAAGATCAGCAAGTCGGCCACGACCATCACCGGCAGCGGGTTCCAACAGCAGAGCAGCGGCTACGCCAGTGGCACCGGGTACGCCTACCACGATGCCGGCGCGATCTACAAATACGGCGGCGAGACCAAGCTGGTGATCGACCTGGCTGGTGGGGTGTTCGCGTTCAAAGGTGACATCTCCGGGTGCAACGGTACATTCGCCGGCAACGTCAACACGGCGGGCAGTTTAAAGGCGACCGGATCGGTCAGTGGCGGCGGTTATCAGGCTGCGGTGCTCGGCATGCCTGCTGGCGTCGCCGAGGGCGTGGCCGGCATTGCCAATTCGTCTCGCAGTGGCGTGCTTGGCGTCAATACATCGAGTGGACATGCCGTCAAAGGCGAGGCATACGGCAGCGGCGCCGGGGTGTATGGATACAACGCGGGGTCCGGCCCTGGTGTGGCCGCCTACAGCGCAACCGGGGTAGCCCTGCAGGTCGCGGGGCTCATGACCATCAGCTCGACGCAGGTGGTGGCCAACCTCAATGCAGACTTGCTCGACGGGCGTCATGCCGGAAACGCGGCGGGAAATGTGCCGGTCGCGAACGGCCTGACCTGCGTCAACCTGAGAGCGGCCGAGGCCGCGAGCGCGGACAACGCCGGCGGCCTGTCCGGGCCTCACAACTCCGGACTGATCTCCGGCGGCTGCACCGTCGGCACCGGCCATCCGGTCAACAACATCGTCGTGTTCATCAACAACACCGCCTCCAGCCCTGGCGGCAGCGGTTGGAGCATCAAGGCACCGACGGGCTGGCTGACCCTCAACGTCGCGTCTCAGTCCGGTGGCACCGGCGCGATCAAGCTTCCTTACTGGATCTAGGAGTTCACCATGAAAAAAACCGTCAAGCACGTCAATCTCACCATCAACTTTACCGGTCCCTTCGGCGGCCACCTCGCCCCGGTCACTGGCGCCAAGGTGGTGACGCTGGCGGACGACGACGGCGTCGAGATCGCCGGCGCGCAGACGCACGTCGTCGAGCCGCTGGTGGATGCTGATTTCGACGACGCGCTGCTCGCACAGATCGACGCGCGTCTGGCGGAGGTCGGGCTGCGCATCGCGCGGCGCGGCTGACACCCCCATGAGCCGCATGCGCGTCATCTTCGACAACGCGGCCTATCGCGCCACGCTCGCCGCCAGCAGCGCGGCCGGCACGCGCACGGTCGACCGTTTGCTCACCAACATGAAAACCGACGTATGGCGCGCCACGGGCACCGCCGCAATGCTGACGCTCACCTGGCCGACGCCCGAGATCATCGGTGGCGTGGCCCTGCCGTTCTGCAATATCACCTCGGCCGCGACCATCCGCGTGCGCGGCTACACCCTGCCGGACGATGCCGCGCCGGCCGTCGATAGTGGCGCCATCCTCGCCGCGCCACCGGCGCCTATCGACGGTGGCTGGTGGGGCGTCGAGCCGCTCGCTCCCAACATCTACCGGCGCGGCGGCGCCAATACCTTCGCCCAGGGCGGCGGCGCCTATGCCCGCGCCTGGCTTGCGCACACAGCCGTGCGCAAGCTGGTCATCGATCTGAACGATGCCACCAACCCGGACGGCTACATCGAGGCAGGCCGCATCATCGTCGGCCGTTACTGGCAACCCGACTACAACCACAGTTGGGGCGCCAAGGTCGGCCTGCGCGACGGCAGCCGCCACGCGCGCGGCGGCGGCGGCGACCAGTTCGTCGACGCGCAGGCACGCGGCCGCAGCCTGAGCATCGACCTGTCCTGGATGACCCCGCACGACCGCACCATGTGCTGGTCGATCCTGCGCGACTACGGCCTGCAGGGCCAGGTGCTGGTCAGTCTCTACCCCGACGATCCCGATCCCCGCGAGGAGCAGATGCACATGCTCTTCGGTAGGCTCAGTGCCGACAGCGCGATGACCCATCGCTACCTCGGCGTTCACCAGACTTCCTTAACCCTGGAGGAATCATGAGCGATCCCCTGTTTTCGGTTGGCGACAAGGACTACATCACCAAGCTCAATCAACTGCATGATCAGTACCTGGCGGCGGTGGCGGCCGGCGAGGACGCGCAGACACAGGCTGCCACCGCCGCCACGCAGGCGGGCATCGCCACCACGCAAGCCGGCATCGCCACCACGCAGGCGGGCATCGCCACCACGCAAGCCGGCAATGCCGTCACTGCGCAGGGTCTTGCCGAGGCGGCGCAGGCGGCGGCGGAAGAGGCGCGCGACGGCGCGGTCGCCGCCTGGACCGCCGCCCTGGCGGCGAACCTAGACATGAACCTGGCGGCGCGCATGAACCCCTCCACCATCACCGAGGCCTTCGCCATCCCTTCCGGCTACAACGCCTATTCCGCCGGGCCGCTGACCATCGGCGAGGGCGTTGAAGTCACCCTGAACGATCACTCGATTTGGAGCATTCTATGAGCAACCTCAATCTTCGTAGCGTCACCGGCAAAGACGGCCTGCCCGTCCTGTTCCCCACCGGCATTCAGATCGGCGCCGGCGCGGCGGGCGGCATCAACAACATCGGCATCGCCAATCAGCCCGGCTTCGGCGTCGGTGTTTGCCCTGGGCCGTTGCCGGCCGGCATGGGCACGCTCTTCGGGTATACCGATCCTACACACGACAACTACGGCAACTACATGTATTCGGACGGCTCGATCATGATCTGGCGGCCGGCGTACTGGCTCAAGTACGGCACAGGCTCTAATGGTCTCGCCGTCAACCAGATCGACATCAAGCCGTTCGGGTACTTCGGCAGCGTTTCCACCGCCGCCGCGTCTGGCTATTTTCTGCCGCGCTCATTCTGGGACGGCGGCGCCGTTCAGCCAGGCTATTTCCGGGACAAGTACAAGGTCAGCAACAACGGCGGGGTCGCGTCGAGCGTCAAGAATGGAGTTGTCATCACGTCCGCGCAACGCGGAAGCCTGTCAACAGCCACATTCGCCAGTCTGAATGGAGCCCCAGCGGGCAACTATGCCGGCGCCATCGCCGCCGCCAAGACTCGCGGCGCGAACTTCTTTGTCGCCTCGCGCGCCATGAAGATGGACGCCGCGTGGGTCGCGTTGGCGCAGGCGCAGGCCGCAAATAGTACCACCTACTGCGCATGGTATAGCCCAACAAACAATTTCCCCAAGGGCTGCAACAACGGCGCCCTCGGCGACGCGCAGGATGCCGATATCCTCTACCTCGGCGACGGAAATGGAACCTACAATGCGCCGAAGACCGGCAGCGCAAACCTGTTCGCCAGAACGACCGACAACGGACAGAACTGTGGCTTCGCCGACGAGAACGGCGGATTCTGGGAGGTCACGCCCGGACTCACCAGCGACGGAACGAACCTCTACGTGATGAAGACGGCGGCGCGAATGATGGATGTGACCGGAGGAAATGGGCTGGCGACCGACTTATGGGGAGCCGCCGGCCTCGCCGCGCTCTATGACAATCTGGGCGGCAGCTACGGTGTCTGGCGCGCGACCGGTGCCGATCGCTTGGTCGGATACGGCAGTGCCAGCCAGGTATTCAGTGATGCGAGCAGCGGCAATGCGTGGAATGCAGCGGGCATGGGAATCATGCTGGCGGAAGGAGGCGGCGGGACCAATGCCTTTGGTAACGATGGCTTCTGGGATTACAACCCGAACGAAATGTGTCCGATCTCGGGCGGCGGCTGGGGCGCCTCGTCGGGTGCCGGGGTCTGGGCGTTGAATCTCAGCGGTGCCCGGTCGGACGCGTACCACAGCGTGTCGTTCCGGGCTGCCTGTTATTTGTGATCTGAGCGATAGCGAAGATCATGGCGTTGCACGATGAAGCGAAACTCGATCAAAAGTTTATTGCCTTGGCTAAGCAAGTGAATTTGTATTTGAGTCACTTCCCAAAGCACGAACGCTACGGCCTTGCGCTTGAAATTCGCAGGGCTGCCTATGACGTGTATTCGATCATCGTGGAATGCCAGAAGCGTTACCAGAAAAAAGCCAGCCTGACGAATCTCGACATCCGCCATGAGCAGCTGCGGATGCTGGTCAGGCTGGCGTTTGAGCTGGGATATTTCGGCTTCGAGAATGGCAGTAAATCGGAGAAGTCGCGCAAGGAATTGTCTGAGCATCGTTATCTTGCGCTTTCGCGCATGATTGATGAGCTTGGTAGGATGATCGGCGGATGGATTGCCGCCGAACGCAAGGCAATGCAGCAACGGGAGGCGTCTTAACATGTGTCCGATCTCAGGCGGCAACTGGAACAACTCGTCGAATGCCGGGGTCTGGGCGTTGAATCTCAACAATGTCCGGTCGAACGCGAACAACAACGTGTCGTTCCGGGCTGACTCAATTTCGCCGCAAGGGCTGACGTTTGGTCGCAGCGGAATTCAGGGAGATGCTTTCCGGCGCGTGGTCGGCTTGTTGGCCACGGCGAAATCGGTGTGCTTCCGTCATTCTGGTAGGTTGATTCTCGACGGTCTGGCGACATGAAGCGCATTGGCTACCTTTACGAAAAAGCCTTCACGCCAGAGGCGTTGCTGGCGGCCTTCCATGCTGCCGCGCGCCACAAGCACGGCAAGCGGGCCTGTTTTGAGTATGAGCGGCATCTGGCCAGCAATCTCGATGCACTGCACCGCGAATTGCAGGACGGCACTTACAGGCCGCGCCCGTACTTCAGCTTCATGGTTTATGAGCCGAAGCCGCGCCAGATTTATGCGCCGGCCTTCCGTGATCTGGTGGTGCAGCATGCTATCTATGCCGTGGTCGAGCCAATCTTCGACCGCAGCTTCATCGCGCAATCCTTCGCCTGCCGCATCGGCTACGGCACCCACAAGGCCGCCGACTACGCGCAGGCCGCCCTGCAAGCCTGCCCGCGCGACAGCTACACACTAAAACTGGACATCCGCAAGTTCTTCTACCGCATCGACCACGCCATCCTGCGCGGCCAGATCGAACGCAAGATCAAGGGTCGGCGCTTTGTCGATCTGATGATGCTGTTTGCCGATCATGGCGAACCGGTGGGCATTCCCATCGGCAACCTGCTCTCGCAGCTCTACGCGCTGATCTACCTCAACCCGCTCGATCATTTCATTAAGCGCACATTGAAGATTGAGCGCTACTGCCGCTATGTCGACGACTTCATTCTCTTCGGCCTCAACCAAAAGTCGGCGCTGGCGGCACGGCGGAAGATCGTTGAATTCATCACCGGCCTGCGCCTGGAGTTATCAAAGTCGAGCATTGCCCGAGCGACGCGCGGCGTGAATTTTGTCGGCTATCGCACCTGGGCCGGCAAGCGTTTTGTGCGTAAGCACAGCCTCTATACCTTTCGTCAGTCCGTCAAGCGCGGCGATGCGGCGAGCATTGCCTCGTCACTCGGGCATGCCCGCCGCACCCATTCGCTGCAGCCCATGCTGCGTTACTTAAAGGAGTACCACCATGCCAACCATCATCAGCTACCGCAAACACGTCACCACCGAGATCACTCGCGAGATCAAGTTGCCGGAAGATGCCGGCCTCCAGCGGCTCGGGCAGGAGATCGCTACTGTGGATGGGATTACCTATGTCAGCCTGCCTGATGGCGCGACTTTGCCCGCCGATCAGCCCACCGAGATCGCGGCCAGCATCGAGACGGTGACGCTGACCGATAGCCTGCGCGAAGCGCTCAAGGCGGCCAGCCCGCACGTGTACCTGATCAACCGGCGTGTCACCGAGATGATCGCCGATGCGTATTCGATAGGCGACGAAATCAGGCTGCTGCGCACGGCGCCATCGGCCGAGTTCGAGGCCTACAACGCCTATGTCGAGGACTGTAGGGCGTGGGGGCGCGCTCAAAAAGCGGCGCTTGGACTGTAACGCTCCTCTTCGCTTCTTTTCTGTTGCGCAATTTAATTCGTTATTGCGCAACCCTGTGCTGTGCCAAATATCGCGCAACCCTGTGCCAAAATGCGCGCGCGCTTACACACTGCCAGGCGCCGGCCGG